ATGAAAACTGTCTACCAAACCGACGCTGATGGTCTTTTCCTTTATGAGGCGCAGGCGAATGAATTCCCGTTTTCCCCTGGGAATTTCAATATCCCGTTCGGCGCCCATAACGACGCGCCGCCCCAAAAGCAGGCGGGAATGGTTGCTAGGCGTGCAGGGTCGCAGTGGGTCATGGTGGAAGATCACCGAAAAACCCCACTGTGGGAAGTGGAAACGGGACAGGTATATGCGGTTGGAACGAGCGTGAACGTGAACGGTACGGACCTGGCCTATCCGGGTTGGGGACCGCTGCCGTCCTGGCTCACAAGCACCAAGCCCGAGGCGTCCTCAACCGAACCCGTCGACGACGCGGCCAACGCATAGCAAGCCGCACTATGCGGCGATCGCTTGCGCAGTCTCGCTAGACACCTTGCCAAGACGAATCGCTGCTAGTTGACGCCGCCCCAGGGGACTTCGGGCGAGCTTCTGCGCAAGCTCACGTCCCCTCGGGTGGTAGTAGCGCAACAGCATGCGCGTATCCACATTTCCGTTCACCTTGGCAAGCTCATGGACCTGAAAGACGGTGGCCAGCTGCGAGGTGCCTTCATGCCGAAGGTCGTGAAAACGAAGGTCTGCAAAATATGCGGGGTTGGGCCGTCGGCCATGCTTGCGGCACAGCATTTCATACTGGATGCGCGCCCGGCGCCGAGCGCGTATGAAAGCCCGTGTCACAGAGCCAGCCATCATCGTAAAGATGCGTCCTCGCATAGGCCTTCCTGTCACCCAGCGCCGCAGTGCTTCGCGCGCCAGCGGCGTCAATGGCACATCTCGGGCGCGCCCGTTCTTTGTGTGGGGAAGATGAACCACCCCATGCATCAAGTCCAAATTCTCGCGGCAGATTCCTACCACTTCTGACCGCCGCATTCCAGTCTCGCGCGCCACTACAAGGATTGTGGGCAGCTCATTTGAACGCGTGGCGCGGATGATCCAATCGAGTTCTTCGCGCGGGCATTCCCCCTCAGATATGCCGCGTAGCTGGATTTGCGTGAATAGCCGGCGGTCACGCGCATCGTTCACCGCCGGCCGCCTCACAAGCTGTACCGGGTTGGCCAACCAGTCAAACCCCCAGTCCTTGCGAATGATCGTGTAGACGTGCGACAGCAAGGCCATCCGGCGCACAACCGTTGCGGGTGCTCTTGCTTTGAGCCAATCGTCGCGCAGCTCCGCAAGATCGCTTGCGCGTATGCGATCTACCGGCCGGTGCGCCAGCCTGGTGCCGGTCCATATACGCGCTATCGAGCGCTCCGCCGCATGCCCCTTCTTGGTGGATGAGATTTCAGACAGATAGCGATCCAAAGCTTGCGCAAGGGTCGGTACGGCTTTCCTGATGCGGCGTCGGCTGTGATGCATGGCGAAAAAGCCCGAAGTATCCCACGCCCTGTGTCTCAGACCTACACAAGCTGATTTCCGTGCGCGCGCGAGGGTAGACGTTCAAACTGCCCGACATACCCCGCAGCGCTCCTGCGGTCGTTGCTCACCACTCTGAGGTTTCCACCCATGGCACTTGACCAGTATCACCACGGCGTGCGCGTCATCGAGGCCGACGACGGCACGCGCCCCATTCGCACCGTCTCATCCGCAGTCGTTGGCCTGGTGGCCACGGCGGAAGACGCAGACCCGCAAGCGTTCCCCCTGAATACGCCGGTACTGGCCACCAACATCCTGGCGGCCGCTGGCAAGGCCGGCACCAAAGGCACCTTGGCGCGCTCGCTGGACGCCATCGCTGCCCAAACCAACCCGGCAACCGTCATCGTTCGCGTTGCACAGGGCGCGACCGAGGCTGAAACCACGTCCAACGTTATCGGCGGCGCCGGCAGCGACGGCCGCTATACCGGCCTCAAAGCGCTGCTGGCTGCGCAGAACTCAGGCCCCAAGCTGAAACCGCGCATCATCGGCATTCCGGGACTGGAGAACGCCGCCACCACGGCGGCGCTGGCCGAGACGGCGCAGAAGCTGCGCGGCTTCGGCTATGCCAGCATGAAAGGCTGCGAGACCAAGGAAGACGCCGCCGCCTTCCGCGAAGGTTTCGGACAGCGCGAACTCATGCTGATCTGGCCCGAGTTCCTGGGATGGGACACGCGCGCGAACGCCGAAGGCATCATCACCGCTTCGGCCGCCGCGCTGGGCCTGCGCGCCAAACTGGATAAGGACATCGGCTGGCACAAGGTACTGTCCAACGTCGCAGTCAACGGCGTCACCGGCATCAGCAAGGACGTCTTCTGGGACTTGCAAGACCCAGCCACCGACGCCGGCTACCTGAACGAGAAGGACATCACCACGCTGGTGAACCGCACCGGCTTTCGCTTCTGGGGTAGCCGCACGTGCGCAGGCCCTTCAAGCCTCTTCCCGTTCGAGAACTACACCCGGACCGCGCAGATTCTGGCGGACACGATGGCCGAGGCGCACATGTGGGCTGTGGACGCGCCGCTGCATGCATCGCTGATCAAAGACATCCTGGAAGGTATCAACGCCAAATTCCGCCAGCTCAAGTCCCTGGGCCTGATCATCGACGGCCAGGCTTGGTACGACGAAGAGCCGAACACCAAGGAATCGCTCAAGAGCGGAAAGTTGGTGCTCGACTACGACTACACGCCCGTGCCGCCGCTGGAAGACCTGGGCTTCCGCCAGCGCATCACCGACCGCTATCTGCTGGACTTCGCGCAGCGGATCGCCGCGTAACCCATCCTGCCCGGCGTATGCCCGCGCTGGGCCATCTGCACATTCGGAGCCAATTCCATGGGACTGCCCACCAAGCTCAAAAACATGAACGTCTACAACGACGGCACCAGTTACGCCGGCGTCGCCACGTCCGTCACCCTGCCCAAGCTGACGCGCAAGATGGAAGCGTTTCGCGCCGGCGGCGTCGCCGGCGCCATCAAGGCTGATTTCGGCTTGGATGACGACGCGCTGAAAGTCGAATGGACGTGCGGCGGAAACGTCAAGCAAGTCCTGCAGCAGTATGGCGCGGTGGACGTTGCGGGCGTGCAGCTGCGCTTTGCCCAAGCGTACCAACGCGACGACACCAACGAAGTGACCGCCGTGGAGATCATCGTCCGCGGTCGCCATTCCGAGATCGATCGCGGCGAGTCGAAAGTCGGCGATGACACCGAGGTCAAGATCGTCACCGAGTGCGTCTACTACAAGGAATCGCACGATGGCCAGACGGTCTTTGAAATCGACCTGGTGAACATGATTCACATGGTCGGCGAGATCGACACCATGCAGGCCATCCGAACCGCCATCGGCCTGTAACCCCTTTTCCTGGAACCATCATGACCCAAAAGACCACCCCGAACCCCGACCAGCAAACCCAAGGCGACGGCACAGGCATCATCGATACCCTCGACCTGAAATTGGTTGACCTGGATGAACCGATCAAGCGCGCCAGCGGCGACATCGCCCGCCTGTTGATCCGCAAGCCCAAGGCCGGCGCTCTGCGCGGCGTCACGCTCATGGCGCTGGTGCAGGTTGACGTGCAGGCGCTGACCACCGTACTGCCGCGCGTTTGCGAACCCATCCTGACGCCGGCCGAAATCAGGGATCTGGACCCCGCCGACCTGTTGAACGTGGGGGCCACGGTCGCCAGTTTTTTTATGAGCAAGGCGGAACGGCTGGCTATCCAAACTGCGTAGAAGACGCCATGGCGGATATCGCCATGGTCTTTCACTGGCCGCCGGCCGAGATGGATCCGATGGAATTGACCGAGCTGGCCGACTGGCGCGAGCGAGCGCGCGTGCGCTACCAACCCGAGACGTAACAGATGGACAAGGCGTTACAGCTTCGCGTCATCGCGGCCCTGCAGGACAAGCTGTCGGGGCCGCTTCGCAAGATCAAGAGCACAGCCGGCGCGTCCGCCCAGGGCGTCGCCGATCTGCGCGGAAAGCTCAAGCAGCTGACGGCGGCGCAGCGCGAGGTAGGGCAATTCCGCGAGCTGACGCGCGGCCTGCAGACCACCCGCGCTGAACTGGCCACGGCGCAGCAGCGCGTAGCCTCCTTGGCCCAGCAGATGCAGGGGGCCACCAATCCCACCCGTGCCATGACGCGGGAATTCAACCAGGCGGTGCGTGCGGCCCAGCAGCTGAAAGAGCGGCACGGCCACCAGTCCGTAGAGCTTCAACGTCTGCGGGACAACCTGACGCGCGCGGGCCTTTCCACATCGAACCTGGCGCGGGACGAACGCAATCTGCGCCAGAAGATCGACAACACGTCGCAGGCACTGGACAGGCAGACGCGCAAGCTGCAGGCCGCCGCTGCACACCACCAGAAACTAGCCACGGCCAAAGAGAAGTACGGCAACGGCAAGGCGGCCGTGGGCGCAATGGCCGGCGCCGGCGCCGCTGGCCTGGCGTCCGGCGGCGCTGCCCTGTACGCGGAATCGCGCTTCATCCGGCCTGGTGTCGAATTCGACGCCAAGATGAGCAAGGTTCAGGCACTGGCCCGCATCGAGAAGGACAGCGCCGAGATGCAGGCGCTGCGCAAGCAGGCGCGAGACCTCGGCGCCAAGACAATGTTCTCCGCGACGCAGGCGGCGGACGCGCAAGGCTTCCTGGCCATGGCGGGCTTTACCCCCAAGGCCATCCAGGACGCCATGCCCGGCATGCTGTCCCTGGCCAAAGCCGGCGACACCGATCTCGCTCAGACCGCCGACATCGGGTCGAACATCCTCACAGGCTTCAAGCTACCGGCCGAACAGATGAACCGCGTGGGCGACGTGCTTACCGGCGCTTTCACGCGCTCGAATACCAGTCTGTACATGCTGGGCGAGACCATGAAGTATGTGGCACCCGTGGCGGCCGGCGTCGGCCAGGATATCGAGACCGTGGCGGCCATGGCCGGCAAGCTGGGCGACGCAGGTATCCAGGGCAGCATGGGCGGCACTGCGTTGCGGGCCGTCATCGGTCGCTTGGCCGCCCCGCCGAAGGCGGCGGCCGACGCCTTGGAGTCGCTGCAGATCAATACCAAGGACGCAGCGGGCAATCTAAGGCAGCTGCCTGACATCCTTGCCGAGCTGCAGCAGAAGACGGCGAAGATGGGCAACGCCCAGCGTTCCGGCATATTCAAGGCCATCGCCGGCGAGGAAGCATTCAGCGGCCTGCAGGTGCTGGTGGAACAGGCCGGCACGGGTGAACTGCAGAAGTTCATCGCCATATTGAAAAAGGCTGCGGGCGAAGCGGATAGGACGGCCGGCACCATGGCCGACAACCTCACCGGCGACCTGGACGAGCTGAAAAGCGCCTGGGAGGATGTCGGCATCCAGACGGAAGAACTGCACGATAAGACGCTGCGCCGCCTCACCAAGGGCCTGGCCGGCGTCGTGAGTGCTGTGGGCGATTGGATGAAGGCCAACCCGCAGATTGCCCGCGCGCTCACCGCCACGGCCGCCGTCATCGCCGGCCTGGTCGCAGCCTTCGGTGCGCTCACCCTGGCGCTGGCCGCCGTGCTGGGACCGTTCATCGTCGTGCGCTACGGGTTGTCCATGCTCGGTATCCAGGGCGGCAGTCTGATTGGCGTGCTGTTCAACTTGGCCAAGGGTGGCTTTGGGCTACTGGGAAGCGCCATCGTGTCCGTGGGAAAACTGCTGCTCGGCAATCCCATCGTGCTGGCGGTCGCGGCCATCGCCGGCGCTGCATATCTCATCTACCAGTACTGGACGCCGATCAAGACGTTTTTCTCCGACCTCTGGGCGCAGGTCACCGCGGCGTTTGATTCGGCCATGGCGTGGCTGGGCCAGCTGCTGGCCGCCCTGAACCCCATACCGATACTCTCCGCCGCCTGGAGCGGCCTCACGACGTTCTTTTCCGACATCTGGGAATCCGTGAAGGTAGCCTTCGATGGCGGCCTTGCCGGCATCAGTGCGCTGCTGGTGAACTGGTCACCGCTGGGCCTGCTGTACCAGGCGATCACCGGCGCGCTGGGGACGCTGGGGGTTGAGCTGCCCGGCAACTTCACGCAATTCGGCTCGATGCTGATCCAGGGCTTGATCAACGGCATTTCCAGCATGGCCGGGGCGCTCAAGGAATCGATTTCCAACATCGGTACGGGTATCGTCGGCTGGTTCAAGGAAAAGCTTGGCATTCACTCGCCCAGCCGGGTATTTGCCCAGATGGGCGGCTTTGTGTCCGAGGGTGCCGCCGTCGGCATCGAGGCGGGCCAGCCGGCCGCCGTAAAGGCCGCCCAAGCGCTCGCGGCATCCGTGGCCATAGGTGGGGCCATGTTGCCTGCCTCGGGCGCTCTGGCGGCCTCTGGCGGCCCGCTGGCGGCACCCGCCGGCATGGTCACCGATGCTGGCACCCTGGCGCGCATCGATCACCGGCCGGCCATGGCCGCCAACGCAGCGGGCGGCCGCTCAATCACGATCCAGGGCGACACGATCACCATCCACATCAGCGGCGCCGGCGCCGGCGCGCAGGACATCGCGCGCGCGGTGGACGATGCCCTGCGCCGGCGCGATGCCGACAAGGCCGCGCGCCTGCGCTCCGCGTACTACGACAACGATTAGGAAACCACCACCATGATGATGGCCCTCGGCATGTTTATTTTTGGCCTGCCCACCGCCGCCTACCAGACGCTCAAGCGGCAGACGGAATGGCGGCATCCGTCAAACTCGCGCATGGGCGCGGGTCCGGCCTATCAGTTTGTGGGCAAGGGAGAAGACACCATCACCCTGTCGGGAACCATCATCCCCCAGCTGTTCGGCACAACCGGCGCCATCCGCTTGCTGCGCCGTATGGGCGACACGGGCAAGGCCTATGTCATGGTGGATGGCATCGGCACCGTCTACGGCGCCTTCATCATCACCAGCCTGGACGAAGAGGGCTCCATGTTCGTGGTGAACGGTCTGCCGCAAAAAACGGATTTCACGCTCACGCTCAAGTGCGTGGACGATTCGCAGGCGCGGCCGCTGCTGGATGACCTGCAGATTCCCATCGACACCATGGACGGCTCTATCGCCGGCTGGGGGCTTTGATGTTCGCCGCCCTATCCCATGGCCTGCAGCGCGGCCGCACCGAGTACCCTGCACCCCGCTGGCGCGTCCTGCTTGGCGACCAGGATATGACCGGCAAGCTCGCGCCGCGCCTGGTCAGCCTGTCCATCACCGAATGCCGTTCCGACCAGGCCGATCAGCTCGATATCACCCTGAGCGACCATGACGGGCTGCTGGAACTGCCGCGCCGTGGCGTGGTCGTGCGGGTCTTTCTCGGCTGGAGCGATGCGCGCGGCATGGTCGATAAAGGCACGTTCGAGGTGGACGAAGTGGAGTTTGCCGGACCGCCAGATGTCATCACGCTGCGCGCCCGCAGCGCAGACATGAGCAATGCGCTACGCACGCGCGCCACGCGTAGTTTCCACAAGACCACCATCAAGGCCATCGTCGAGACCATCGCCAAGGCACACAAGCTCACCCCCGTGGTAGGCACGTTCGGCGGGACGAAAATCGCGCACATCGATCAGACCGACGAATCCGACCTGGCATTTTTGAACCGCATCGGCAAGCGCTACGACGCCGTGGCCACCATCAAAGAGGGAAAGCTCTTGTTCCTGCCCATTGGCAAGGGAGACACTGCCAGCGGAAAGGAAATGCCAACCATCGAGCTGACGCGACGCGATGGTGACGCCATACGCTACCAGGTCGCGGACCGCGATTCATACACAGGCGTTCACGCCTCATGGCAGGACAAAGGCAAGGCCAAACGCCGCCACGTTCTGGCGGGCGTCATCGGCAATGCCAAGCGTCTGCGGCAGCTGTATGCGAGTGAAGAAGATGCGCTTGAGGCCGCTCGCGCGGAATGGGCGCGTCTGCAGCGCGGCACCGCCACGCTGCGTTTTGAATTGGCCTATGGCCGGCCCGACCTGGCGCCACAGACCAGGGTCCGCATTCTAGGGACCAAGGCGCTTATCAGCTCCACGGTCTGGCTGCTTTCGCGGGTCACGCACAAGCTCGACGATGGCGGCCTGACCACCAGTTGCGAGGGAGAAACGGCAGACGCGCGAAAGACCGATGATGATCCGTCTGACGGCGACCTGCCCACGATTGAGGACGGCGCAGAATAGCGCGCAGTGTCCTATCGCTTCACGTTCATCGTTACTTGCACAACCAGCTGCACCGCGCCGATCTGGATATTGTTGTTGCCGGTTATCGACTGGTTTGGCATTGCCTGTGCGGACATCTGAATATTGCCGTCGCCCCTGATCTGCTGATCGTTGGAGGCCGGCGCGGCGGCGTTATCTTGTCTCCGTTCCTTCGCACCCTTGAGGGCATGGAACAAGGTTCCGAGCACGTCGCCCGCTTTCACTTCGGCTGCAGGCAAGTTGAGAAAATGAACGTTTGAACCGGGGTCTTGAGGCTTCTGCATTTCTTATATTTCCTGTGCGTTCGCCGGCTCCATACGGCTGCACACGCGAACAGCCGCAGCCCTTGCCGGCTATGTAGGGCAACCGGCACCCCCAACGGCCTCATTAACCGGATCAGTCAGTCAGCGGGCGCTACCCCTTTTTCCGTTCATCATGCACATGGCGGCGACAGTGGCCACTTCCTGGCCCTGGGCCGCCTTCTCGTTGGCCACTTCGTCAATGCAGGACGCGGCCCTAACGGATTGCTCCACAACCTCCATCGGTCGTTTTGCCAGTTTCGCCGCCACCACCATATCCGCCATGGTGGCCATTTTGTTTTGTGTCGTGGCGGATGCCCATTGCTTCAGCGTAGCGCTGTGCAGCGTGCCACCTTCGTACCACTCGCCAGCAGCGTGTGCCAGCGGAGCGGTGGCCATTAGGGCAACAGCAAATCCAACTCTAAACACCTCTTTCTCCTTTTTATGGGGCGGTCAATCAGGCCGCCAACTGCAGAATCAATTCGGTCAGCTTGTCTTTGTCCATCGACATTTGCGCCTTGCTCGCTTGATACAGCGCGTCAGCTGCTTTGCGCTTCTTCGCTGGGCTTAGTTCTCGCCCGGCGGCTTCAAGAGCCATTTCCAATGTCTCCCAGGCGTCGCCGTACCTTTTGAGACCCTCCGCGAGGTCGTGAGGTGCGATAGCTCGCACACCCGTAACGATGTACTGAACGTCGGCGCCGTGGGCGGCGATTTTTTCCAAATAGGCGCAATCGGGCGACCGCTCGCCACGCTCGTAGTTGACCTGCGTGCGTCGCTGGACGCCAGCGGCGGCGGCGAATGCATCTTGATTCATGCCGAGGCGGGCGCGTTCTTCCTTGAGCCTTTCGGCGAACGGGAACATATATTCACTTCTCCATTGACAATGAGCACGTTTGTGCTCATACTTTGTTCTGTCACGCCCCTACCAAGAGTGTCACAGCATGAAACATACACCATCGAAGCATTCCAACGTGTCCGATCGTTCACAAAGGCCCATGGTCGGGTTACGAATGGACCCGCAAGAACATGCGATTTGCACCGCCTATGCGCGCGAAGACAGCCGTTCCGCCGGAGCCTTTGCACTGTTGATGTACCGGCGCGGATTGGCCCTTTGGGAAGCCGAGCGCGCCCAGTCTGCGCCGCGTCAACGCCGGAGCGCCAAGAAATGAATCGCTTTGGCATGGCCTGCCCGTATTGCGAGACCTGGGCAACTGTGCGCACCAGCGAACAGCTGTCCCCCTTGGTGCGCGCGGCCTACTTCCAGTGCCGCAATTTGCACTGCGGTTTCACTTGGAAGGCGCACATCGAGGCAGTGGCCGCAATCTCGCCTTCTGCCCTGTCGCAAGCCAGGCCGGATATTCAGCTGCCCCTGTCCCCATTCAGCACGTCCCTGCGGCTTGCTGCAGCCGCGAAGTCCGATCCACGCCAGATGAGCCTAGACCATGATGAATAGCCAACGCCTTGCCCTTGTGAACGGGTCAACCAACTGGAACCGCGACTTTCTCGCCGACCAGGCCCACCAGTTCCTTGCCGTGGAGAAAGACAACGGCGCCACGATGCCCGGGCCGCGCGACAACCAACTGCTTGAGCGCTGCGTTGCCCACTTGATGGCAGTGGCCAACTGCTCGCAACGCACGGCTGAGACCGAAGCGGCGAAGGCCATCGCCGAAATCGGTAGCCGGTCCAGCCCGGTCAACTTCGACATGGACCGCAGCACCAGCCACGCGCTGTTCGTCGTTGACCGCGCCTCCGGCCGCACTCGCGTTCTTTCCTCGGTCGAAATCGCTCACCTCCTGAGCGTCCAGGAAGCTGCCGCCCTGGCGCTGTAGCACCACCTATCCCACGTCACACCGCCTTGCCGGCGGGCGCATCTGCGCCCGTCGCGGGGAACTGTTTTCCGAAGGAATCGAATATGCCTGCCATCCCCGTGCATGCCCGCGTCGAAACACACATGAACGATGACGAGGTGAAGGCCTTGGCCAAGCTCACCGAATATCTGGTACGCGGCGCCTATCAGCCCGGTCAATCCCTCTTCTTGACGGCTTCGGCCGGCGATGCCGTTCTGTCCGGCCACATGCTTACCGCCGCCTGCGCCGTTCACGCCGCCGCCATGCGCACCCTGCGCGAACGCAACCTGATGGCGTAATCATGAAGCCCGATATTCACCGCGACGTTATGTCCCGCCTCGCGGACTTCGAGTTCAAAGAGCGGCAGGGCTGGCTTCGCCAGGGCATCTGCCCCGCTTGCAAGAAGCGCGAGGTTTACACGCACGCAGACCACCCCTGGGTGCTGCGTTGCGGCCGCCTCGATAAATGCGGCTGGGAGGGCCATGTAAAAGAGCTGTTCTCGGACATCTTCGAACACTGGTCGAAGCGCTACGCCGAGGACATGAAGACCAATCCGCACGCGGCCGCTGACGCCTACCTGGCACACGCCCGCGGCTTCGACGTGGCCCGGCTGGCGGGCTGCTACACGCAAGAGACCTATCACGACCGCGCGCGCAATCTGGTTTCCGCAACGGTTCGCTTCGCTGTGGGCCGCACCTATTGGGAACGCCTGATAGATGAACCGGGGCGTTTCGGCAAGCAGAAGGCCCGCTTCCAGCCCGGTGGCAGCTACATGGGCGAGTGGTGGACGCCTCCCGGCTTCGACCCAGCCAAGGTCACAGAGCTGTGGCTTGTTGAAGGCATCTTTGATGCGATCGCCCTATGGTTGGTTGGCGTCCAGGCCGCTGCCACGATGTCGTGCAACAACTACCCGTCCGTCGCACTGCGCGCGCTGGCAGACGCACGCCCCAACAATTTGCCGCATCTGGTCTGGGCGCTCGACGGCGACGCCGCCGGCCGGCGCTTCACGCGCAAGCACGCCGAACGCGCTACCGAAGACGGCTGGACGTGCAAGGCGGCCATCATCCCGCAGGATGGCAAGCGCAAGCGCGACTGGAACGACCTCTACCAGCTCGACCAACACGCGCCAGACGGCGCACCACGCCGCCTGTCCCAAGAAGGCCGCAAGCTGTACCTGCACCACGGCGCAGTGCTGCTGGCTCGCAGCGCCACCGAAAAGGCCCTGCTGCTGTATGAGCACGACAACAGCCGGACCGAGTTTGATTTCGAGTTCGGCAAGCGCTTGTACTGGTTCCGGATGGATATCGACGCCTATCAAAAGGCGATGGATCGGATCAGCAACGAAGCAAAGGAGCAGCTTGCACAGGACGAGCTGCGCGCGCTCGCGCTGCGCGAGGCGGGCGGCATCCGCACCATTTCCAACTGCTACCCCACGCCTCTGTACTTCCAGGAAAACAAGCTCACGGACGAAAGCTGGTACTACTTCCGCGTGGAATTCCCGCATGACGGGCCGCCCGTGAAGAACACCTTCACATCGTCCCAGGTGTCCACCGCCAGCGAGTTCAAGAAGCGCCTCCTGGCCATCGCCCCGGGTGCGATGTTCTCCGGCCAGGGCCATCACCTCGACAGGATGATGGAGCGCCGCCTTTACAACATCAAGCGCGTGGAGACGGTGGATTTCATCGGCTACAGCCGCGAGCATGGCGCGTACATCCTGGGCGCGCTGGCGGTGAAGGACGGCACGATCTACGAGGTCAACGAAGAGGACTTCTTCGACATTGGGCGCCTCTCGGTCAAAAGTCTGAATCAATCCGTCACGCTGACTGTGAACGGCGACCCGCACGAGTACAAGGCGGATTGGGTGCAGCATGTCTGGACCGCCTTCGGTGCTAAGGGCATCGTGACACTGGCATTCTGGTTCGGCTCGCTGTTCGCCGAACAAATCCGCGCGCACCAAAAAAGCTATCCCTTTCTGGAAGTCGTGGGGGAGGCAGGCTCGGGCAAGTCAACGCTGATCGAATTCCTGTGGAAGCTGTTCGGACGGACTGATTACGAGGGCTTCGACCCGTCCAAGTCCACGACCCCGGCGCGCGCGCGCAACTTCGCCCAGGTCGCTGGCCTTCCCGTGGTGCTGATCGAATCCGACCGTGAGCGCCTGGGCGAAGAGAAATCGCATGTGAAGTCGTTTGATTGGGACGAGTTGAAAACCGCCTACAACGGCCGCAGCATCCGTTCTCGCGGCGTGGCCAACGGCGGCAACGAGACCTACGAACCGCCGTTCCGAGGATCCATTGTCATCTCGCAAAACAACGAGGTGAACGCGTCCGAAGCCATCCTTTCCCGGATAGTTCACATCAACATCGACCGGGCCGGCCAGAACGCCAAGACGCTGGCCGCCGCCGTGGCGCTGGAAACCACGCCCACAAGCGATGTATCGGGCTTCATTCTGGCGGCGACCAAGCGCGAGGCAAAAGTCTTGGAGACCGTGTTTTCGCGCTACCAGGATCACGTTGACGCTTTGCGCGAGCGTGGCGATATCAAGATGACCCGCATCATGAAATGCCACGCGCAGCTGCTCGCGGTCCTGGATGCGCTTCGCCTGGTGGTTCGGCTGACCGATGAGCAATACCAGGCGGCCGCCGACCTCATCGGCACGATGGCAGCCGAGCGGCAGCAGGTCATCAATGCGGACCATCCCATCGTGCAGGGATTTTGGGAGGCCTACACCTATCTCAACGGCGACGACGAGATGGCGCCCCAGCTCAACCACTCTTGCAACAACGAAGAGATCGCGGTCAACCTGAATCACTTCATCGAGGCCGCAGCCACGCACCGCCAGCAGGTGCCAGCGTTGAGCGATTTGAAGAAGGTGCTACGCACCAGCCGTCAGCACAAGTTCCTGGAGGTGAAGACCGTCAAGAGCCGCATCCGTCAGAACGCGAGCCAGGCCGGCGCCACCAAGGCCACGACGGTGCATTGCTGGGTCTTCCGGAAGGGGGCTTGACGATGCACAAGCCCACTCTTCCCCAGCTCGCGCAGGCGCATGCGGCCGCGCGCCTTCGCGGCACGCTTGCGGATGCCCTGCGCTCGCCAGCGCTCGCCCGCTGCCTGGAAATCACCGCCCTGGCACTCTCGCAACCTCGCGCCGACCGCTACCGCCCGCCGCCTGCCGCGCCGCCGGCCCAATCGCAATTTCTTGCCCATCCCGACCATTTCACACCGCCGCGCCGCGATATCAAACGCGCCAGTGCCGGCGACAAGGACGAATAGACATGAAAGATTCCAATCCGGCGTTCAAGAAGGCGCCCGCACCCCGCAAGGCCTGGAGCTACAAGCAACTTACCGAGGCAACCGAAGCTCGGATTCGCTCCCACGCGGATTTCCTGAAAGAGCTATTGGCGCGCAACCCCGATGATCGGCTGAACCATATCAGCGTGAGTCAGGTGAGCAGTTGGGCCTATGGCGCGTTCAACCTGTGGCGTGACCTGACACAGGGCTGGCACACACCCGCCGATGAAATGCGCATCAGGGCGCTTGCTGATTCCGTCAAGCATGCCGGAAATGAGAACACTGCAGAAGAGGAGTGCGCAGAATGAAGTACTCGGAAATCACTCACTTCGGCGTTTTCTCAGGATCAGGCATTGGCGCGGCCGGCATGCAGCAGGCGCAACCGGAAATCCCTGGCCTGCGCGGCCGCATGGTGTGCCTGGGGGGAATCGACGTAGACCCCGCCGGCGCGGCCGACTTCCAACGCTTCACGGGCGTTCGCTGCACGGTGCGCGACCTGTTCAGCCGAAACCAGTACATCGCCTTTCACGGGCATCAACCGCCCGAGGGTTGGGCCGAGGCACTGCCCGCCGACATGCGCGCAGCTGCTGGTGGCCGCCGGCCGAACATCCTATTTCTTTCGGCCCCGTGCAAAGGATTCTCGGGCCTGTTGTCTCACGCCCGCAGCCTGACCGCCAAGTACCAAGCGCTCAATGAGCTGACGTTGCGCGGCATCTGGTTGTGCCTTGAGGCATGGAAGGATGATCCCGTGGAGGTGATTCTTTTTGAGAACGTGCCGCGCATCGCCACACGCGGGCGCCACTTCCTCGATCAGATCGTCCAGCTGCTGCGTCACTACGGCTATGTGGTGCGCGAAACCGCGCACGACTGCGGCGAGCTGGGCGGCCTGGCCCAAAGCCGCAAGCGCTTTTTGCTGATCGCCCGCCACGCCGAGAAAGTGCCGGCGTTCATCTACGAGCCGCCCAAGCGCCCGCTGCGCGCCGTGGGCGAAATCCTGGGCCGTATGCACCTGCCAGGCGACCTGCGCGCCGGCCCTATGCACCGCATCCCGAACCTGAGCTGGAAAACCTGGGTGCGGCTCGCGTTCGTCCAAGCCGGCGGCGACTGGCGCAGCCTGAACCGCCTCGCGGTGCAGGATGGCCACCTGCGGGACTACCTGTTGGTGCCCCAGATGTACAGGGGCGGGCTGGGTGTCCGTCGCTGGGAAGACACCACCGGCGCGGTTGCCGGCGAGTCCCTGCCGCTGAATGGCGCCTTCTCGATCGCGGATCCCCGTTTCGATCCGTCGGCGGCGTGGAAGGACGGCCAGGCCTACGGCGTGCGCCGCTGGGATGCGTCGACGGGCGCGATCGCAGGCCAACAGGGCCCGGGGCAGGGCGCCTACAGCGTTGCCGACCCGCGCCACCATGGCCCGGCCAAGCACAGCAACGAGTTCCGCATCGTCCGCTATGACGAGGTTGCGCGCGCAGTGACGGGCGCCCACGGCACCGGCCAGTGTGTGGCCGACCTGCGCGGGTTCGGCGCCGATACTCACAAAAACGTGTTTCGCGTGGTGCCCTGGGCCGGCAGCGCCGGCACGGTCGGCAGTGGCCACGGCCCTTCGAGTGGCGGGCAAGCCGTTGCGGATCCGCGCGGCGGTCCGGACGCCAGCAAGCTGCACGGGAAGTTTCATACGGCGGACTGGGAGGAACACTCCCATGCTGTGATCGCCGGCTATGCCAATGGCGCATTCGCCGTGGCGGACCCGCGGCCCGGCCTGGCCCGCGAGCGCGGCGACCACTACTTGACCGCCGGGCACTACGGCGTGGCCGCCTGGGACAAGCATGTCGGTGCCGTGTCGGCGTCGGCGTGCCACGACAACGGCTCATGGTCGGTGGCTGATCCGCGGGCGCTGCCTGCGGCCAACGACAAACTGGTATGCCGCATCATCTCCGAGGACGGCACCTGGCACCGCCCGTTTACGACGCTTGAGCTGGCGGCCCTGCAGAGCATCTACGACCCCGACGACTACGCCGAGGCCGAGGCCAACGGCGAGCCCTTCCAGATGGACGGCACGTCCGACAGCGCACACCGCGAGCGCATCGGCAACGCCGTACCCAGGAAGGCGGCCAAGGCCATGGCCGAGGAAATCGGCCGCGCCATCCTGCTGTCTCGGACGGGCGAAACGTTCCAGCTGTCGGCCGCGCCCATATGGGTCCGTCCAATCATCACGGCCCTGGCCGTGCGCGGTGGAGAACAGGACCATGGTTGAACGGATACGCGAAACTGGGCATATATCGGCCGCGCCGGCCGCCACCGCGTCAACCGCCATCATCTTGTACATGCGCTACGGCCGTATGCGCCTGACCATGAGCGAGTTGGCCGCCGAGCTGGGCATCAAGGAAGGTTCGTTGCGAAACCTCATCTCGGATGACAAGTGCGCGGTGGCCACCTACACCGAGGGACGCAATCGGTACGCCGATGTGCGGGCTGTCGGTGAATACCTCGATCAGCGTTACCGTGAGGCCTCGCTGATCAGCGAGCGTTAGGCGACGCGCTTCGGCATCGGCAGGACTTTGTTATGGAGTCCTGCCGGGTCGATCTGGGTGTACCGCTTAAGCTGGCGCCAGTCCTTATGGCCGGAGACCGCCGCCACTTCCGGTATCTGCCAGCCGGCCTCAAATAGACTGCTTACCGCTTCATGGCGCATGTCGTGGAAATGCAGGTCTTTGATTTCCAGCGTCACACACGTCCGAGTAAATAGCTGGCTCACCGTCGCGGCACGGTACGGAAATATCCGGCCATCCGGCGTGTCGCGTGGCTGTCGCTCGATGGCCGCCCAAGCCTCGCCCAGCAGCGGTATGGGCTGATCGTTCCCGACCTTCTGTTTCGGGTGCTTGCGGTCTCGCACGATGATCAGCTTTCGGACATCGTCCAAATCCGCCCAACGGATGCGGAAAATCTCACCCTGGCGCAGCCCCGTATTGATAGCCACCGTCAGCACATCCACCATATAGGGGAAGTGCTCGGCGAAATATGCATAGAGCTGTTCCAGTTCCTTGGCCGTGGGCCGGCGGTCGCGCTTGTTGCCTGGGCCGATCAGTCCAAAATGGTGCAGGGTCGGCCGGGCGTCTCCCACCGGGTCGCCAATGCGCAGGTTGAGGATGCTCTTCGTGTGACGGATCGCGGTCCCGAGCTTGGACATGTGCATGTTGACCGTGTACGGCCCGGCGCCGGCGCGCTGGCGGCGCTGGCACCAGGTCACCAGGTGTGAGGTGGCCAGCTTCTCAAGTTTCACCTGCCCCAGCCCGTCGTCCTCGGCCGCAAGGTGCTGGAGCATGTAATCCTCATTGGACTTGGGCTTGATCGGGCGGCCCGATTCGGCGCGCAGCTCGCGGTACTTCTCTATCAGCTTGGCCACCGTCATGGACGCGGTTTCGGCCGAGCTTCCCTCGATCTCCAAGGCCCAGCGCTGGGCCTCGATTTTGGTCTCAAACGTCCTGCTGATAGACTTGCGTCCTGCCTTGCGTACCTGGGCGCGCCACTTGGCGCCGATCTTGACTATCGCGGCCAT